GTCTGACTTCTAAGTTGTAATGCCCATCCTGGTACGTCTGGTGTATTCATTACCCAGAAGTCCTGTGGGTCTCCTTCCAATATACCTTCATTGGATATTGCCTGTGCCAATGTTATGGGGTCACGGGATGTTCCCATTGGAGCGTATGCAAATCGTAAAAGTATCTGATGGAACGCAGATATTTCCTGAGTTCTTTTTCTGATTGTCTCTTTGTTTGGTGTCAATATACCTTGAGCAAAGTTTTTAGGGTCACCACCTGTATCTGCCATATCCATACCCCAACCTGCAAACGAGTGTACAAATGGTACAAAGCCCCATGTGTTTCGCTCCATCCATATGGGTGTTGCGGCTCTTGATGTCGGAGATGCGTTATATGACGGCGATGAATTTGCGACAAGTTTAACGTGCCAGTATGGAGTCCAATAGTCCCATACTTCTACTTCATCCCATGGGTCTTTATTTCCCATGTCAAATATTTCTGCATATTTTCTACGTTGTTTTCTTTTCTTTGTAATTGACTGTTCGTGTAGTTCTTGAGCTGTCATCTTTGACGCTTTTATAGCTACAGTTGGTACTTTTTCTCTAGGGTTCATCAGAACTGTAGATGGATGAGGGACTCTGATTCTGACAGGGTTAAACGATTTCCTGTTTGCACGGTAAATAGTTTTTGCTGTCTCGAACGCTTCCTCGTCATCAAACTCTGATTCGACAGGTTCTGTCGGTCTTTGACCTAAACCTACTAAAACAGGAGCTTCAACTACTGCGTATCCATGAGCCACAAGATATTGTGCGCATACTTTCCACGGAATTGTAGGTTCGTGTAAAGCAGCGTCATCCATAATTGATTTAAGTCCGTGTTCTAGGTTGGTTGCGTCTTGTTTATGTTGTTCTGTTTCGCCTACGGGTTCTCTGTGTATGCGTGGAGAAAACGACATGAGTGTTGCAACTGCGTGGTCAACCAGGTGTGTTGGAGTTGAGTCATAGAATACGGGTCTACCCTGATAGGTATTTGACCACACTTTAAATTTTCTTTGATAGTATGCGTCATTATCACGGAATTCCTGATGTGCATTTGACCACAGTTCTCCCATCTTTGAATAAAAACGGTTTATTATTTCTTCATCCGGTCTCTCTCTCAAGTCAGCCATAGTTCATCCTTTAGGCAAATGCGGGCATTCTAATTATTTTTGCGTGGTTTTTAATTCCTCTTTCGTTTTTAACCATTAGTGCAATACCGAGTGCCATAACGTAATCGTCATGTGCGCCACCCATTGCCTGTGGTTTTTCACCGGGAGCAGCAATTATTGTGGAGAATTCATCGAGTCCCTGTTTATTGGGAATCGTTAAGTGTCCTGCGTTAAAAGATGCTCTAAGTTCATCGAAGAGTTGTTGTCTGCTCATACGGTCTGTACGCCATCCGTATTCTTTTCTGACATTTTTACCTCTACCGACTCTGCGTCTGTAGAGTTTTGGGTAGTTTTCATCCCGTGCAATTGTCAAAACTGTATCTGAAAAGTTATTTTCGATAGCCCAATCGGGATTATTGTAGAGTTCTAATAGTTTCATAGAAGCTATAGAAAAATCCTCTGGTTGGATTGTGTTTGACACAAGGTCTGCTACCACATAACCGGAATTAACATCTACCACTACGGTTACGGAGTAGTCCATACCTACACCTGAAGCTACGTCTGTACCTGCGACATATCTTCTGGCTGCTCTTGGTTCTTTGTAAATACTGGCAGGACCGATGGTTCGTAGAGGTGGTATACAATCATCAGCCATGCCAGAAATGATATCCCGATCAAAAATGCTTTGCGCTCTTGGGGGCGATAAGGCTTCTTTTTCGTCACCGGGATATTCTTGTTCCATAAATTGTTCCGGTGACATACCGCTCAAATCAGATGTGGGTACTGTGTCTCTGACACCTTCGTACCATTTATCTGTTCGTTCGGGTCTAGCACTCCATGGAATAAAGATTTTAGTCCATCCGTTACCTTTATCGGGAGTGTCACCTGCTGCCCTGTAGATTTCTTTAAACAGGGAACTCATATTTCTTTTGTTTGAGGTGGAACCCATAATCATTTGTCCACCTGCGTCAATTGTAGGTTTTACGGCAGCGTAATTAGCTGCGTGATATTCATGAAAGTCTGCTTCGTCCTGTATGACAACGGATGCAGTTTCTGAACGACCTGCATCTTCTGTAGAAGGAAGTGCGACAATCTTAGAATCCTTTGACGGTATTCCTATTTCCGATCTTGAGTCAGGAGATAGGGGAGCCTGCCAGTCTTCCGGGAGGTTTTTAAGTATAAATCTAACTTTATCAAGTAGGGAAAACGCTTCTGTCTGCCCTTTTGAAATCATAAGTACGTTTGTACCTTCTCTGAATGTCAGTAGCCATGCGGCATATGCAGCCGAAGTCCACGAAAAACCTAACTGTCTAGCTTTTAATACTGTGACAAGTCGGTTATCTACGATAGCTTTTGCTAATTCCACAAGGTAGGGCCACTTTTGAAAGGGTGCGGCACCACCTGACACCCCTGAATGTAGTTGTGATCTTTCCAGGATCTTAACTTTATCAAGGAAGTCTGGCTGTTCTCCGTCAGGTGAAACGAAATTGCGTCTTGCAAATTCTTTTTCTAGCCTGCGGACAGCTTCTTGTTTGTGTTCATCAGTAAGGGCTACCATTTTTTAGTTACATTCTGCCCATGCGTTTCTTTTTATTTTTCTTTGGGGGTCGTCCTCTTTTTGAACCGTATGTTCCTTTTCCTTTAGGCATGGATCATCTCCTTTTTTTGGCAGTTTTTGCCGATTGTTTAAACGCTTTTGCTGTCGGTCTACCTTTTTGACCGGGTTTTCTCATCTTTTCTCCGGACCCTGCTTTTATCCTTTTGCGTTTAGCATGGATATTTGCATAAAGTCCTCGTTTGGGTTTTCCTTTAGCCATTTAGAACTCCTACCATTTCGTTTTATTAGCCCAATAAGCTGCGGACATTTTGCCTTTAGCTATATTTTTTCTGTGTCTCGCTTTAAAAGACTTGGCTCGTTTGGTCATAGTTCTGTCACCTGTGACTCCCTGTTGTCCAAACCGAATCGTTTTTACTTTGCCACCCTCTTTCGCTACAACGACATGGGATTTAGTAGGGTGGGAGGGCGTTCTTTTTGGTTTGTTATACCCAGACACCCCTACACGTTTTAATCTCGGATCTGCTTTTTTAGCCATAATTTCTCCTATAAACACCTGAGAACACCTGAAAACAGAGGGGTGACGTAGGGATTAAATAGGCCATTAAGCTATTTACTAGACTAGCCGTTTGTTTATGCAAGGAGGTAAACAAATATGAAAAGTAATCTCGCCAAAAATTAAATATCATTAAAATTCCAAATACATCAGTAAAAAAATAAGTTTTACCCTACGCCCCTATTTAAAAATACCAAATAAATTTAAAATCTCCAAAACTTTTTCTGACACACTAAATTTATTTCTGACATATTTTTTCTAGAACCAAACGAATTAGGCACAAAATTACTTAACTGGACACCCCTTCTACAAAGAAAAAAAGTAACAAAAAAAGAAATGTTACATATACCCCCTAAAGGGGTATATATGTAACAACGTTTCACCTTACGAATAAAACAAAATGACGCTAGTCACAAATGTTTCAAATGTTTCACGAAATGTTTCATGTAATACTTTACGCACAAATGGGATGTTTCAGTTTATGGTTTTAAGAACCAACATGAAACACCCCTACAGGAACAAATGTAACAAATGTTACGCACGAAATATTTCAGTTACATTCTTGGAAAACACACCGAAACACCCCTAGAGTCGTGAAGGGGTTGCGAACATATGCAAAATTGGGCGAGAGTTGTACACACCACCAAAGGTGGCGGCACCCCGATCGCCGTTCGCAGTCGTGGCGATACAAAATGACACCCCGAACATAATTTCATGAATTAAAATGCAGTATATAGGCACGTTAGAGTACTATATTAGGCACGCCAGGCACGAAAAAAAATAACAATTCGTGACTGGCTATTCGTCGTTTAGGTTCCGATATTCGCCGTCAATCGTGCCGTCGTTACGTCGTGCCGTGCCTAATGCATCGAGTAATGCGC